ACTTGGTATCATTGGAGCTATCAGGCGCAGCGGTCAGGGTGGTGCAGGTTTTGAGTTTAGTCAGTTAGTAGGTGTATCAGTCAACTGTGCAGATAGTGGTTATATAGGTGAGGATGAGTTTGTTATACATGGTGATAGTGTAGGGTATGTCTTTCGCCAAGAGGTAGGTAATGACTTTGATAGTAGAGACATCTTTAGTTTATTCCAAACACCCTTCTATTACATGGATGACCCTGCTGTTCGTAAGTCTTTCTATGATGTAGATACATATATGCGCTCTGAGGGAGAAGTCTCTGTAGTTATGGCTGTTGAGTATGACTACGGAGATCCTTCAGTAGAGTTAAGCTCAGATTACTTTTTGTCTACTGCAGGTGCTGCTGCCTTCTATGATAAAGCTACGTTTGACTCTACAGACATATACGATGGCAACCCTAGCCCTGTAGAAAGTACAACTATTGCAGGTTCAGGTAAGTCTGTGTCAATTCGATATGTTGCTAACAATACAAAGCCCAGCCATACTATTCAGGCTATTACACTAACATACGGCCTTGGTGACAGGCGCTAAGAGAGGAATAAAACATGTCAGGCTATACACGCCAATCTGTTGCAGACATTGTACCTACAGCGGTAGTACGTGCTGCCCCTATCAATGCAGAGTACAACAAACTTCGTGATGCCTTTGCACAAAGTGATACAGGGACTACAGGACACAAACATGATGGTACATCAGATGAGGGTTCCTACGTACCTCTGATTGCTGACCTAGATGCTAAGAATAAGTTTATAGTAAGCCAAGCAGACAATCGTTTTGGTTTATTTGTAGAAGTATCTAATGCCGCTACTGAGCAGCTACGATTCCAAGATGGTCTTGTAGTACCTGTAACAGACAATGATATTGACCTTGGTACATCCTTACTAGAATACAAGAATGCTTACTTTGATGGTACAGTATATGCTGATACAGTAAGCATTGGTGATAACGACTACACTACTATAACAGACAACGACTACACTGTGTCTGCTGGTAACTTACTGGTTGATGTAGCAGGTAACATTAACTTAGATGCTGATGGTGGTGATGTAGCACTTAAGGATGCTGGTGTTACATATGCTACCTTTACAAGTAACTCAGGTAACCTTACACTTAAGAGTGGTACAACAACTGCTGTAACATTTACTGGTGCTAATGCTGACTTTGCTGGTACTTTAGATGTAACTGGTGCTGCTAAGTTTGACAATAACGTTACTATAGATGGTAACACTATCATTGGTGATGCTAACACTGACACTGTAGCTATCAATGCTAAGATCAGTACAGCACTTATTCCTACAGCAGATAGTTCGTTTGACTTAGGTAGCTCATCAGCTTACTGGAAAGATAGTTACATTGATAGTGTCACCACTACAGGTAACGTTAGTATTGGTGGTAACATAACAGTTAATGGTACTGCAGACTTTACTAACACTACCTTGGACAACGTTACTGATCCTTCTAGTGCACAACAAGCCGCAACAAAGAATTATGTAGACACAGCTATTAACAACCTCATTGGTGGTGCACCTGGTACGCTAGACACCCTTGATGAGATTGCTGCAGCTATTAATGATGATAACAATGTCTACACTACTCTAACAAATAGTATCGCAACTAAGCTATCTCTATCAGGTGGCTCTATGACTGGTGCTATTGCTATGGGTGGCAATAAAATTACGGGTGCTGGTGCGCCTACAACAGGTTCTGACCTAACCACTAAAACATATGTAGATGGCATTCTAGGTTCAGCAACAGCAGCAGCAGATAGTGCAGCAGATGCACAGAAGCTTGCTATTAACGCAGAAGATAGCCAGTTCACACTTTCTGATAGTTCTACTACTGGTTTTTCTGCATTACATTACGCAGCTAAGGCTGAAGATAGCTATAATAGTACTGCACAGTTAGCTGCTGTAGTTGGTGCTACTGTAGGGGATTATGGCTTCATCAACAACTCACCTACGTCAACGGCAGATTACGGAGCATTATAAATGTCAACACAAATTCAACGCCGCCGTGGTACTACTAGTGAGCATTCCACGTTCACTGGTGCTGCTGGCGAGATCACTATTGATTCAACAAAGAATACAGTAGTCGTACATGATGGGTCTACACAAGGTGGTATTCCCTTAGCTAAGGAGTCAGCTTTAGCTTCCACAGTAGGTGCTTTAACAGATGTAACCATCACTTCTGTAGGTGCAGGAGAGGTACTAAAGTACAGCGGTTCTGAGTGGGTAAACAACACTCTAGTAGAAGCAGGTATACAAGCTTACGATGCTAACCTTACTAGCTTTGTTACAGCGCTGACACTTCCTACAGCAGATGGTTCAGCAGGACAGTTCCTCAAGACAGATGGTGCAGGTACAGTAAGCTTTGCATCTATCCCTACTATCAACACACTGAATGACATTGGTAACGTAACTATTACTAGTGCATCTACTGGCGAGTTCCTGCAGTGGAATGGTTCAGCTTGGGTTAATGCTGTAGTTGAAGCATTTGACACACAGACACACACAACTACTGCAACTACTCAGGTGTCTATTGCAGAATATGCTCATGCAACGTATGATGGTGTTAAAGCTGTTATCACTGCAGATGATGGTACTAACCGTAGCATTGCTGAGATATTGATTACACATAACGGTACAACTGCTATTGCTACAGAGTATGCGCAACTTAATACTGCAACTGCACTAGCTACATTTGATGTAGACATTTCAGGTTCAGACATTCGTATTCTAGCTACTCCTGCTGCAGCAACAAGCACAGCGTTTACAGTTAAAGCAATCACACTGTAATACATTCAGCCAAGTGGAAGGTGAAGCATGGCAAACAATAAAGACTTCAAAGTAAAGAACGGCATTCAACCCACGGTCTACCATGAGGGCGTGGGTACTGTTACGTCTGGGAGTGAGGGTTATAGTCTTAGCTCTGCTAGTTATGACAGTGTTAGTTTTAGTGTAGCTGCTCAGGATACTAATGCTAATGGTTTTATTTTTAATGCGACAGGTACAAAATTATATGTCGTAGGTAGGACTAATCGATCTATCTTTCAATACAGCTTATCTACAGCATATGATATATCAACAGCATCTTACGATAGTGTTAGTTTTAGTGTTGCTGCACAAGAGACAAACCCAATAGAGGCTTTTTTTAAGTCAGACGGAACAAAGCTATACGTTATTGGCTGGGATGGTGATGCAGTCTTTCAATACGGATTGACAACAGCTTATGATATTAGCACTGCATCTTATGACAGTGTTTCTTTTAGTTTTGCTTCTCAGGATGCAGTTGCAGCTTCTATTTACTTTAAGCCTGATGGCACTAAGTTTTATATCATGGGTGCTATAAACGATGCTGTATTTCAGTACTCTTTATCAACAGCATGGGATATGTCTACAGCTTCATATGACAGTGTGAGTTTTAGTTTTTCTTCTCAAGAAACAAATCCTTATGGATTACTGTTTAATAACGATGGCACAAAGATGTTTATCACTGGCAACACAAGTGATGCAACTTTCCAGTATTCTTTAACTACGGCTTGGGACTTATCCACTGCATCTTATGATAGTGTAAGTTTAGATCACACCACTGTTATGACAGACCCATTCGGCACTAGGTTTAATTCTGATGGATCAAAGTTTTACGTTGTAGCCTCAAACGACACCATCTACCAATACTCCACAACCTTAACCACCAAAAGCCTAGACCTATCCACTGGCTCAGTCTTTGAGATCACCCCAACGTCTGACATTCAGATTAACCTAAGCAACCCTGCTGCTAGTGGTACTGTTAGTCAGGCTACGTTGTTGTTGGATGGTGGTATAGGGGAAAGTTACTCCTTACCGTCATTGTCTTACGATAGCAAGTCTTTTTCTGGTCAATCTCAGGACACTACTATAAGAGGTAACTTCTTTAAGCCTGATGGCACTAAGATGTATCTTGCTGGAGATACCAGTGATACTATTTATCAATACACATTAAGCACAGCTTGGGATGTATCTACTGCAAGTTATGACAGTAAAAGTTATAACGTCACTCAGGGCGGGGGTTTGTACATATTTTACATTAAACCTGATGGTACTAAGCTATACTACACAAGTGTTTCTAATGATACAGTGTATCAATACTCCCTTAGTACCGCATGGGATATTAGCACTGCCTCGTATGACAGTAAAAGTTTTCTTTTATCTTCTCAGGATTCAATCCCAGTAGGTTGCACATTTAACTCTGACGGTACAAAATTTTACACTACAGGATTAAGTAACTACAGGATTTATCAGTATTCATTAAGTACTGCGTGGGATATTTCTACTGCGTCTTATGATAGTATATTTGTCCAGACAGAGACAGGTGCAAATAACCCTTACGATGTTATATTTAATTCTAACGGCACTAAGATGTTCTTAATGGACATATCTACTGATAGCATATATCCATACACATTAAGTACGGCTTTTAATATAGGCACAGCTTCTTATGATGGATCATCATATCTTGTTAACGCTCAGGAAGGTGCGCCAAACAGTATATCATTTAAAGATGACGGGTCAAAATTGTACATCTCAGGGCCAACTAATGACACCATCTACCAATACTCCACAGCCACACCAGCCACCATCACCTACCCTAGCACCCTAGAGTGGCCCTCTGGAACTGCACCCACTTCACCCGCTATAGGTGAAACAGATGTACTAACATTCAGCACGACAGACGGTGGCACATCCTACCAAGCAGTACAAGCAATAGATGGAGCTAAGTAATGGCTAACGATAAAGACTTCATTGTAAAGAATGCTGTAGAAGTAGGTGGGCCTACGAATGTAACACTAGGTAGTATTACAGGTAATGCTATCAATCTTAGCACAGGCAACTACTTCGCTGATACACTAGCTGCTAACACGACATATACTATTAGTAATGCTGGTGATGTGCAAGCGTTTGAGTTAGAGGTGACGGGTGCAAGTGTAGGTTTTGACATTGCTTCTGCTACTTTTGGTGGAGCATCCGCTACTATATCTCAAGCAGCCACTAATCCCTCAGGTTTTTTCATTAGTCCAGACGGTGTTTATGTTTACCCTGTTAATATGTCTAATGCACGAGTATATCGTTACAAGATGACAACTCCTTGGGATATTACTACCACATTCTTTGATAGCATGAGTTTTGGCTTATCTACTCAAGAATCCGCACCAACGGGTGTTTTCTTTAAGCCTGATGGCACTATTATGTATATGATAGGTGATGCTCAGAATCAAATCTTCCAGTATACTCTTACAACCCCTTGGGATATAAACGCAGGAATATCTTACGCTAATAAAACTATTACTCTTGGGCAAACACAACCATACGGTTTATTCTTTAAACCTGATGGTACTAAAATGTATACTACCCAGTATAACGATAGCATTAAAGAGTGGTCGCTTTCTACAGCATGGGATATAACAACTGCTACCTCTACTGGTACATCTGGTTTCATAGCTGGTACGGCTCTTGGCATGAAGAGTTTAAGTATAACCAGTGACGGAAAAAATGTTTTTGTTATAGGTATTGACCAAGATAGAATATACAACTTTGAGTTAACAACAGCTTGGGATATTACTACAATAAGTTATGTAAGCAACATAAGTGTTGAGCTTACAGATAATCAGCTTAGAAGCTGTTTCTTGAAGACAGATGATAACAGTAAGATATACACATTCGGTAATCAAGCAGATAAGATGAATCAGTTTAGCCTACCTAGTGTATCCGCAACAATCACATGGCCTACCTCAATAGAGTTTGCTGGTGGTGTAGCTCCTGCTGCTCCTGCTACAGGTGAGACAGATGTGTTTACATTCAGTACTGACGATGGTGGTACTTCTTATATCGGCACTAAGACAGCCGACAATCTAAGCTAACTATGGAGATGTGAAATAGATGGCTAATAATAAAACATTTAAAATAAAGAATGGCTTACAGGCTGGTAGATACTTAGGCAGTAATGGTACTGAGACTGCGGGTACTGTGGGTTATGACCTTGCTGGTGCTAGTTATGATAGTGTTAGTTTTAGTGTATCTGGGCAGGAGACCAGCCCTCTTGGGTTGTTCTTCAAGCCAGATGGTACAACCTTTTATGTCGTAGGTTCCTCAAGTGATACTGTTTATCAGTACACTCTATCTACTGCGTGGGATTTATCTACAGCAAGCTATGCAAGTAAGTCTGTTAGTGTTAGTTCTGCAAACACTAGCCCCTGTAGCTTATTCTTTAAGCCTGACGGAACTAAGATGTATGTTGCAGGGTTTGATGGTGATGCTGATGTAAATGAATATGACTTAAGCACAGCTTGGGACGTGTCTACAGCCACTTACCTGCAAAGAGTAAGCGTAGATACACGCAACAGTCAGCCTACTGGGTTGTTCTTTAATACAGATGGCACTAAGATGTTTACTTGCGGTCAGGGAACAGGTGTTGTTAGTGAGTTCAGCCTTAGTACGGCTTGGAGTGTCTCTACTGCATCCTACTCTCAAAACTTTAGCGTTACTTCTGAGACTATATACGCAAGAGGTTTATCATTTAAGTCTGATGGCACTAAGATGTATATAACTTCTTATTTAGGGGTTGTGTACCAGTATAGCCTATCTACCGCTTTTGATGTTAGCACAGCCAGTTACGACAGTGTTTCTTTTAATGCCTCTACCCAAGAAACTCAACCCTATGATCTAGTGTTTAAGTCAGACGGTTCTAAGTTGTATATTGTAGGTACAACAGGTTCCAACTTACATCAATACTCTACAGGCTACGCCACACAAACCCTAGACCTAGCCACAGGTGGCACATTCAGCTTTACCCCTAGTGGTGCAACTACTGTGCTATTCTCTAATCCACCTGCATCAGGTACAGCTACAGGTTTCTCTGTAGAAGTAATCAACACAGGTGGCTATGCTCTCACATGGCCTAGCAGTATCAAGTGGCACTTAGGTACAGCACCAACAGCAACAGCATCAAAAGAGTTATACACGTTTGTCACAACAGATGGCGGTACTACGTATTATGGCAAACTAGCAGGGAGTAACATAGCATGAGCAATGTAGCAAAGGTAGCAGGACAGGCAGCTAATACTCTGGTTAAGCCGTTGGAAGTAGAAAATGTGTTCAGCACTTATTTGTATACTGGTACGGGTTCTGACCAAACGATTACCAACGGCATTGACCTTGCTGGCGAAGGCGGTTTGGTTTGGGTTAAAAACAGAGATAATCCCAACAGCCATTGGCTTTTAGATAGTGAACGGTCTAATTTTGCATCTCGTTTAAACACAAATCTTAGTGGCGCTCAAAATTCAGACAGCGGAGCCTATGCGGTTCCTACATCCACAGGTTTTACCACAAAAGGTAATGACGCTAATATTGGTGGCAGTAGTTACAACTACGCCTCTTGGACATTCCGCAAAGCCCCTAAGTTCTTTGATGTGGTGACTTATACTGGGACGGGAAGTGCGCAGAATATTAGTCATAACTTAGGTTCTGTACCTGGAATGATTATTATTAAAAGTACATCTAATGCGTTTAACTGGGTTGTTTATCACAGAGGTACTGACGCAACTGCACCACAAGATTACTTTACATACTTGGATTTAACTAATACACGAACAAATTCAGCGGGTCCGTGGAATGATACCGCACCTACAGCAACTCAGTTTACAGTAAATACAACAAGTGCTGTTAACTTTAATGGCGCTACTTTCGTTGCCTACCTATTCGCCCACAACGATGGTGACGGTGACTTCGGCCCTGATGGTGATGCTGATATTATCAAGTGTGGGAGTTATACTGGTACTTCTTCTTCATCTACCATTAATCAAATAGATTTAGGATTTGAACCCCAGTGGTTGCTTATAAAGGGGGCTGACTACGCAACAGGTTGGCAGCTTTATGATAACATGCGTGGGATTTCAGTTAACGCTAATGATGCTAGACTTTATGCAGATACAACTGCCGCAGAAGGCCAGAGTGGTGACGTTGATATTAATGCAACGGGTTTTTACCCTGCCTCTGGCAGTTTTAATACAAACTATCAAGGTAAGACCTACATCTACATAGCCATACGCCGTGGTACTGCTGTGCCTGAGAGTGCGGCTGAGGTGTTTGATGTCCAGACTTCAACATCAGCTAACTTTGTTCATACTACAGGCTTTGACGTTGACCTAGCTATAACTGGTTCACAGGATGGATGGGCTAGGAATGCAGGGGTGATAGACCGTCTACGTGGAGATGGTAGAAGTTTAGAAACAAGCAATACTGATGCAGAGTCTGCTGGAAACGCAGGGGTACATGAATTTGATAGGAGTAGGGAATATCTTAACTCTTCAACCTCTGGTGATCAAGTTGCTTGGGCTTGGAAACGTGCGCCTAAATACATGGATGTCGTTGCATACACGGGGAACTCAACAGCAGGACGTACTGTAAGCCATAACCTTGGTGTTGCACCTGAGATGATGTGGGTGAAACCAAGAAGTGCAACTAACCCTTGGCAGGTTTACCATAGTGCAACTGGAAATACCAAGGCCATTAACTTTGATACTGGTACGGGCTACACTTCCATTAACTATTGGTATAATACAACACCATCGTCATCTGAGTTTACACTTGGGTCTTCCGTTGGGTTTAATGGCTCAGGTGTCACCTACATAGCCTATCTATTCGCAACCCTAGCTGGTATAAGTAAGGTTGGTTCCTACACGGGTAACGACTCAAGTCAGACTATCGACTGTGGCTTTACGTCAGGTGCTAGGTTTGTCTTAATTAAGTCAACAACTCAGTCTCAACCGTGGTTTGTGTTTGACTCAACTAGAGGTATTGTTGCAGGTAATGACCCATATCTTCAGCTAAATAGTACAGCACCTGAGAATGAATTAGGGGCTATTGATGTAATAGACCCGCACAATTCAGGTTTTATTGTTAATACTCCAATGGCAGGTATAAACGATAATAATGAAACCTACCTCTTCTACGCAATAGCGTAACACAAAGCATAACAAGGAGAACACAACATGTATGCTAAAATTAACGGTGGAACAGTAGTAAAGTTCCCATACACATTCGGAGACTTACGTAAGGATAACCCTAACGTGTCGTTCCCTAAGAACATCACTGCAACCATCATGCAGAAGTACAACATGGTAGGCGTACTAGAAGGGCCACAGCCTAGCACTACAGCTTACCAGACAGTACAGCGTAATGCTTTACCTACACGTCCTGTCACTGGTCAGTACACAGAAGAGACTGCCCCTATGCCTGAGATGGTAGGTGAAGACATCATTGCTAGTTATTGGATGATTGAGTACACAGCGGTAGACATGTTTGCTGATACTACTGAGACAGATGATGATGGCAACGAAGTCACAACAACTAAAGCTGAACACGAAGCTACGTATCAGGCTACACTAGATGCTGCAGTTGCTGAGACTAACCGTAAGACACGTGATGAGAAACTAGCTGAGACAGACTTCTATGCTTTATCAGATGTTACAATGACAGATGCTATGACAGCATATCGTCAGGCTCTACGTGACATTACTTCTCACTCTAATTGGCCTAACTTAGAAGACGCAGACTGGCCTGTTAAACCATAATATAACTTGACTTTTAAACAATTATGAGTTAAACTATGAGTGAAGTAAAACTATCTCCTGAAGAGCTAGAAGATATGCTAGACCGTGCAGCTAGGCGTGGGGCTAAAGAAGCCCTGCGTTCTATTGGTCTACTTGATGATGATGCACACAAAGATATCACAGAAATGCGTAGCTTAATAGAAGCGTGGAGAGATACTCGTAAGTCTATCTGGTCTACTGTAACAAGACTAGCCACTGTTGCCCTACTAACGTTTATCGCTGGCGCAGTATGGATGACAATAAATAAATAACAAGGTAAAACATTATGGCTAAGAAGTTTGGTGGCTTTACACCACAGCAACAACAAACACTGTTATCTAAGGTGGGCTACACAGGCCCAGCGCAACAGGATGACATTAATAAGTTCATGATGTCTAGCCCTAAAGCTGCATCTATGATGGGCCAGTATGCTGAGATGGCTAAGGCTCGTGTACAGGGTGGTCCACAGACAGCTATGCAGGTAGGTGGCTACATGGCTCCTCCTATGCCTATGCAGCAGCAACCTATGATGCCTCCACTAGATTATAGTCGCTTGTATGCTCAACCTAATATGCAACAACAGCAGCAACAGCCTGTAGCTATGCAGGTTGGTGGTATGACTAACCAGCCTAACACTACAGGTGGGTTTGACATGGGTGCTGGCGGTGGTTATGCCACTGCTGATATGCAACCTATATACGACGATGCAGGTAATGTCATAGGCTATGGCCCTTCTGCAAAACAGCCAGGGTATGGCGGTGGTGCTGGTGGGTTTGACATGGGTGTAGACACACCTGTTAAAATGCCAGGTGACTTTAAAGGTGGACCTGCATTGCCTGTAGAACCTGTATACGATCCATCACAGGGTCTACCTACTGCACCTGAAAAGATTGACACTGGTGAAATACTTCAGGATCTTAATTGGGCTAAGCATTCTCAAAAAGGCATTGATATGCTTTTGGAGTCAGGTAAGTTACCTAGTGATGAAATGTTTATTAAAACAACAAATCCTGATGGTACTGAAAGTTTAACGCCTGATCCATCTAAGTATACAGTATCAGGGGGTAAAGAGAACTGGATCTTTACTTTTGAAGACGGTACATCTACAGTTGTTAATAGAGCAGAATTAAGTAAAGCTAAGAAAACACTTGCTAATGAAATTACTCCTGTTATATCTAAGTTAAAACAGAGTGGTTGGGAAGAAAAAAGTAAAGCAGCACAAGACACGTATAACAAACAGCTAGATCAATATAAAAGCTATTACGGTCAGCAAGCTACAGTAACACCAGAACAAACACGTGCTAACCTAGATACTGCACAGAGTGGTCTATCTAAAGAGCAGAACCTATTACAGAGCTATAGTACACAGCTTTCTAATATGGCTGCAGATGACCCTCAACGTGCTACTATTCAAGGCTTGATTGATGAACAGCAAGTTAAAGTAACTAACGCTAAAGCTAATCTATCACAAGCACAGACTAACCTAGAACGTGTAGGTATGCCTAGCACTACAGAGATGAGGGCAGACATCTTAGATGACCCTATAGCTAGTGGTATGGTTACTGAAGCTGATGTAGTTACTGTAAGCCCTGAACAACGTGCAGCAGGTAAGATAGTTGAAGGTACAGGTCAAGCTGCTGCAGTAGCTGATACTGCTACACAAACAGAAGCCGCTATTGCTGCTGATGTACCTCTAGCTGAAGAGTTTGATGCTGCTGGTTTTACAGCTAAAGAGGCTGCAGCAGAAGTATCTAATGTAATGTCTAAGCTAACTGCTGTGACGGGTAAGCCCAGCGCAGAAGCTTTAGCTGAAGCGGCTACTATGGACCCTTCACAACTAGCACAGCTAGGTCTTACAGTAGAGCAGATTGAACGTGCACAGCGTGTAGAGAAAGTAGCACCACTAGAAGTAACACCAGAGATGCGTGTCGATAGTGCTGTAGACTTTGAACGTGCTAGAGCAGAGACTAACTTTACTGCAGCTACAGGTGTACCATCTACTGAGGCTACCGTACAAGGACAACTTACAGGGCTACTAGAGCAGTTTGAGGGTGGGGAGACACCAGCATGGGCTGCAGGAGCTATGCGTACTGCTACAGCTACGTTAGCTGCACGTGGGCTAGGTGCATCAAGCATGGCAGGACAAGCTATTGTACAAGCTGCTATGGAGTCTGCACTACCTATTGCACAGATGGATGCACAGACACGTGCTAGCTTTGAAGCACAGAACTTGTCTAACAGACAGCAAGCGGCTATGTTCGCTGCAGAGCAACGCTCTAAGTTCCTTGGCATGGAGTTTGACCAAGAGTTTCAATCACGTGTACAGAATGCTGCACGTATCGCTGATGTAGCACAGATTAACTTTACTGCTGAGCAACAGGTTGCACTAGAGAATGCACGTATGGCTCAGACTGTAGACATCTCTAACCTAGATGCTAAGAATGCTAAGGTACTAGCGGATGCTGCAGCTATGACACAGCTTGATCTGACTAACTTAACTTTTACACAACAAGCTAACGTAGATCGTGCTAAGGCATTTTTAAACTTTGATATGTCTAGCATGAATAACCAACAGCAAGTAGCTATGTTTAAAGCACAAAGCTTAGCTAGTGTGTTTATGTCTGATACTGCTGCAGAGAATGCTGCACTACAGTTCAATGCTTCTAGCTCTAACCAAGTAGATATGTTCTTCTCTAACTTGCAGACACAGATTCAGCAATCTAAT